TTAAATCCTCAATTAATAACTTTGTTGCATATTCAACATCAGAAGGAACTGTTTTATATCCAGAATCTAATACAAATATATAATCATAGCCTCTTGGAAAATCAACAATTCTTCCGCTGCCGACAGATCCTAAATCGCCATAGGCTGGTGGCAAAACTATTGCTCCTTGCTCTATACGATTATATTCTGAATCAAAAACACGTTGAACTCCAGAGTTATCTGCTGTAATATTAAATGAATAGATGTTGTCTTCTGGTGTTTCAAAATCAAAAATTAAAACATTGTTTTCATAAACTTTTAGTATTTTGTTAAAGTTGTTCCAGATGTTAAAGTAATCTGACCCCTGGCCTACCCCTTGTACTACCTGCTTTGAATTATAAAAGCCATCGGTAACAATGGTGTCAATAATTGATCTAGCAACCATTTCTAACTGTGTATATTCCTCAATTTCTGAAGCAGTAGATCCTAAAGAATTTGGGTCTACGTATGGCCTTGTAATCTCAACAACGTCTTCTATTACAATGTCTTCATCTTCATCTAAAATTTGAAATAAAAACTTTCTATCTAGCAATAAATCTGTTTTATCAAAAGTATAAGAAACAACCTTGGAGTTGGCTGTAGTTGTTACGTTTGAAGTTTCCATTACGTGATCTACTAAATCTTCAACATAAATTGTATAGTCAGAGTTAAACTCTGGCATTTCCCAGGTAGTTAATTTTGGATATGGGGGCACCCTTAAAATGTCCATTTTATAGACCGTATTCCTTTGCTACCTCTTCAGGATTAGCGATTCTGACTCCTGGCTTAGTCATCCATTTTTCTGCATTATGTCGTTCTACAATATTAAATCCTTTTAAAATTTTACCTACGCCAGACCAGTATATATTTTTAGGAGAATGTATTGCTACTAAATCTTTTATTGCTTTTTCTTTTTTCTCTTTTGCTTCTAAAATAGGTTCTGAAGATACCGAAACCGTGCCAAATATGCCATTACCAATAGAGCCAAGGGCTTGTTTATTTTTTTCTTTGACATCAGACATAGTATCCTCCTTGTTGTATTATATCATTATAAATAGAAAGGGGGACAAGAGAATTAACTCTCATCCCCCCTAAAACTGTTTACAGATTAGGAATCTGAAGCAGCATCAGCGAATGCAATTGCATCCTGCTCTTCCCATTGAAGTCCGAAACGAACAAATACAGTATATTCTACTGTGTCTTTCTTCGCTACATATTCACGGTTTACTGTGATGTCTCTTTGGAAACCCCATACACGGTTGGCAGGGAATGTTAAGTCAACATATCCTGCTGGGTAGTAAGGAACTTCTTGAACGTCAACACCTAGAACACGAGTTGTACGTGCTCCACCGAATGTTTGACCCATACCATCTAAGTAGTTTTGACGATTTGCTTGTGTGCTTCCTGGTACTTGACCAGCAAAAGCCTCAGCAACTGCATCTGCAAGAGTACCATTGTTCTTAACAATACCTTGGAAAGCATCTGTACCAGCATAGAACTTTAGGTTCTGCTTGATAGCACGATACTTACGTGGCATTGCTAGGATGATGTCTTGCATAACGCCTGTTGTCCAAGCATTGTCTGTTACAGTGACTTCTGCTTCGTGAGCATCGCCATCTGTCTTAACTTTATTAACGAAACCTTCCATAATTGAAAGGAATGATCCTGTTGATCCATCACCATTAATGGCTAGATCTTCAATATCATTACCGAATGCGTTTGTCATAAGACGAACAACGTGGTCTTCTAGGGCTGCACCTTCGATGTTATCTTCTAGTGCTTCTGCAGAAACTTCCCAATCTAGACGAATCTTCTTGGTTGTAAGTTCTACCTTACTGAATGTTGCTCCAGCGTTGGTATAGTCACCAACTGCTTGTGAAGCAGCACGAATTACACGCTCACCAACGTTAACTTTTTCAAGTTCCATTGTGTTAGCACGCATTGTTACACGACGGCCATCCTGTGCGAGTACTGTTGCATCCCAAACATAGTCGATAAAACGACGTGCTTGTTCTGGACGAAGAATACCGCTACCAGCATCACCTGAAGGGTTTACTGCGTTTGCACCTGTTGTTACTCCTGATAGAGCAACTGGAATATTTCCAATTACGCCACCGTCAGAGTAATTGCCTGGTACGTTTGAACCTGCGTCTGATCCTGATGCGAATGCGCCTTGTCCTTGATAAAGACCTGGAGCAGTTCCACCAAGTTGACCAGATGTACCTGGCTGATTTTTCTTGATTTCTTCCGACATTATTACACCTCCTAGTGATTTAAACTTATCGAAATAAGTCGGCTGTTTTGAGGAAACGACCGCCCCATAGGGATTTTTCAACCATTTCTGGTTGTTCCTGAATAATCTCTCCGAGATCTCCAGATTTTCGGAATGCGGTATCTGCTTCAACAGCGTCAACACGTTTTCCAAACTCATTAAATTCATCTTTTGCTGCAGAAACATCTTGTGATACTGCATCAATAGATTTTGTTATTGCATTTACCTGCTCTTGTAGAGACTTAACGGTTGCAACTAGATCGCTAAAGGCTGATGTAAGAGTATTATTGATTTCTGTAACTGCTTCTGCAATTACTTCGTCATTTTTGGATACTTCTTCAGTTTTTACTTCTTCCACTACTGAATCAGACTTTTCAATTTCTTCTACTACGACCTCTTCAGCCTTAGTAACTTCTTCTGTAATCTGATTATCTGATGAAGTTGCTTCTACTACAACGTCTTCTGACTTTGTAACTTCAGCAGTTTCAACTGTGGCTTCTGCCTCTGGAGCGACCTGAACATCTTCAACTACAACATCAGTCTTCTCGACGATTTCTTCTGTTGTGTTTTTTGTTGATTTTGCCATAGGATTTTCCTCCTTTTGTATCTTAGAAGTATCGGTGCCTTTAGCACTTGCAACTAAGAATTTGATCATGTTTGTTTTCTCGTTGTCTGTTTTTTCAACGAAACCTATATTTTGCATTTGATTACCAGTTGTTGGGCTAACCTCTGAGTCATTTTCTGAAACCATAACAACTCCAGATTCCTTATCCCAAAAAACATTTTCAATTACAGTGTCCATACCTTTAACAACATCAACACCGTCAACTTTTTCTACAGAAACAATATTTGCAAATTGATTTGCAGGGCTATCAACTAAAGATAGTTCAACTAAATCGTAATCTTTAATAATTCTGATTTGTTTATCCATTTTTTCATCATAGCCATCGTCCCACTTGTTCATTCTTCCGCCAATTGAAAAACCAGTATATGTTCCATCAAGAACTTTTTCCCATGCATCTTGTGCACCTTTTGAAATGTATGCCGATACAACTACACCGTTGTACATTTTTTCTGAATCTGGATCATAATATTTATCTTCTTTAAATGAAACCATTTTGCCAACAGCGGATGGTTGGTGCATTTCACGAATGTTTCCACGGAATTTTTTGAATGCTTTAATGCTTGCCTCTGTTGTAACAATGTCATCTTGTTTATCTACATTGTCAAGTGTGGCAAAGCCTGAGACTGTACGTCTCTCTTTATCTACCTTACTAAAAGGCATTGAAAGGCGAAGTTGTTCGCCCTCGGTATCCCAATGGGCTTTTGATATAATCATACTAGTATATATTATAGGGCACTTTTTTTCATTATCTCATTTATTGAGACGCCCTGCCTTCTCCCTTCGGATTTCTTCCAGCAACTGTTGCTGACCCGTCAGACTGGGTGTTAACTCTTTCAGAGTCTCTCTGTCTATTAGTAGTTTCATTTGCTACATCTTGTGGTTTTAATTGAAACGGCTCGTCGCCATATGCTACCTGTGGTAAGCCAAGTTGCTGCCTTGCTTCATTAGGAAGCATAACCTGTGTCTTTACATATCTTTCAAGTATCTGTGACTGAGCAATCTCATCTGTAAGGGTTAACTCGTTAAACTTAAATTCTAAGATATCGGTTCTTTCACGAATTATTTTATTAATCATTTTTTCAAGTTGGCGCTGTGCTGGACGAGCAACTTGCTCCTTAAATGTACGATCTTGTGATAAGGCTGCTGCAATTCCAGAAGCATCGGAACCGCCTAACTTTGAAAGAGGAACTTGGTGAGCAACTAAAATATCATCACGATTTTGTTTTCTATATTCTTTGAAAGATCCATCTTGGATACCATTTTCAATTGGCTCCATTTTAAATTCAACTTTGCTGTTATCACTATCCCCTGGAAGTGGTATATACAAAGTTCTATGTGACTGCCCCTTTAAGTTTGTTTGTAAAAATCTAAACATTTTGTCTTCGGCATCGGCAGATAGTTTAGCACCTTTAAGAGTTACAACATATCTTGGTACCGCCTTATTAGAAAAATAGTCAATGTTATATTGAGATGCTAATTGATCGCCATGCAAAGATGATATAGCAGAAATAATGTCTGGTACTCCATAAAATGTGTTTAGCGGTGAGTATTGTTTAAAATGAATAATTTCATTTGGACGATTATCGGATGTTACTGGGTTAGGATTTTTTGCTCCAAAGTTTCTAAAATAAACAACCTTGTTTGCAATAATTTGAACAAATCCATCACGCATACGACGCACACGCATAGTTGTTGATGGTATATGTCCAATGTAGCCAATCTCTCCCCTTACTGTTCTACCAACTTCTAAGTATCCATTTCCAGTTGCCTGAACATCTGTATAAACCTTTTCCATTGTTGTTGTAAAAGAGTCATCATTGTTTAAACTCTCCAGCCAGTCTGTAAGTTCAATCTTTGATCTTTCAATTCGTTTACGAGCACGATCTGTAGCGCCACCATCAATTGAAGATTCTAACTTAAGCATTGTCCTAGGAGAAATTTCAAATTTATATCCTAGTCCAACAATATTTTCCACTTTAGCGTCAATTGCTGCATGGTTAGCAAAAGAAGTATCATAAAAATTTGCAAGTTCATAAACATTCCATGGAGGGGTGATAACATCAAAAAGTCCATAAGCATTACGATATAAAACTCCTGGGTTGATTTCTTTAGATTGTGCTCCATTAATTCCTGAGTTAACTGCAAGAGCGCTATCCATGTATGCTGGCGTTGCCTCTACCTTGGACATTCGTGCTGCACGTCTTTTAAAGTTATTGTCCAGTCCAGATAAATTTTTTAATTCTTCCCAGGTTTTGTTAAACGGATCGCTTTTTTTAAATTCATTTGCAGGCTCTTCGATGTCGTCAATCCTTGCGCCAATTCTATACTCTACTTGGTCACTCATTATTCTTCACTTCCCCATTTTTTGACAGTTTGCTGTGCTGCGTGCACTGCTCCTAAATCATTCATGCTTGGGATCAAACCTTCTGCCATTCTTTGCTTTTGCTCTGAGTACTCTTCTTCTGATATACGATTAAGCCCTGGAACAAAAACACAGTCACCATCTCCAGGATCCCCATAATGTCTTGCTGCTTCTTTTAATTTTGACATACTGGATAGGTCCCCCTTCATTGATGGAATGTTTAAAACTGATCCAGTTCCGTCAGTAAACCATTTTCCGTCAGCCTTTTTGTATACATACAGGCCCCAATCATACATTTTATCTATAACTTTAATGCGAGATTCGCCAATTTGGCCCTTCATTTTGGGCAGTTGTTTACGCTTTTTATTATTATTTGCATATTTCATAACCATCAGTATACCATACTATACTGGTATTTCAGTCTTTGTTTGCCACGCAGTATCCGAAAATATCTTAATTGAATCTCCCACAAAATTTAGACTTTCTGTAGTGTTGCTATCAACAACAATCTTATTTCTTCCTATGTATTTTTTATAAACAATGGATGGATCAACTCCGTATAACTCTGAAGACTCCGCAACTAAAACTCCATTCCAGTTGTAGGAAGAGTACCAGTATGACCAAAATAGGTCGACTGTTCCGTTATTTTTAATCCTGAGCCAAGGCCTATAAATTTTACTTTGAATTTCCTGCAAGTCTGTAGCCTGATAATTTGTAATACTATTAAATACAAAAGGCCCATTTAAATTTATTGAGCCCAGAAAATTATTTAAATCAAGGCTGTTGGCAAATGAAACACCAAAAACTGCCCACTCTTTTGCCTCAATTACTGGATCTTTTACCAGGTTGCCATTAATATAAAATGCTAGCCCGTTTACTGCCTGACCAGTGCTTTTATTAAGTGCAAATAATTTTCCTCTGTCGCCCTTTTCGCTTACAGCAGAAACATAGAATTGAATAGTATCGTTTTTATGCTCTAACTCGCAAACTTGAGTTGCTCCATATGGGAATTTATCAAAATCATACCTTAGCCACATCTGGAATGCAGATATTTTATAATTATTAGATGTGCTTCTATTTAATGGAATTCCTATTCCCCTGTTAATAAATGGGCTAAAAGAACCTCTTATTTCTATTCCACTTTTTCGTGTTGAGTATAAATATGGAACGCTTTCTTTTGTAATGCTAATTGGGTTCTTTGCCTTATAATCAAAATAAATACCAGTTTTTTTGTATGGATAAATAGGAAGACCAAATCTAGTTCCTATACTTTTTGCATGGTTGTGATCAAAAGCCTGAGAAGATATTTCTATTTTTTTTAGTCCAATATTTTTATATTGTGTACCCTGAAGATTTGTAACTAAATGAATAACTATTGCCAAGTCATTAAAGTTTAACCCTGCGGGTGGGTAAATTATTGTGTTATCTGCAACTTCAAATACAGTATTTTGCCAATTGGGATAGTTTGACATGTTTAAAATTTTGTCATTTCTAATTGGGCTAACATATGTAAAATTTTTAAAGTTTTTATTTGCTCCAGCAGTTATATACTGAAAACTTATGTAACTCTTTATACTTGAACTTTCCGTATTATAGAAGTATGTCTTTGTAGATTTTTGCTCAATATCTTGATAATTTTCCCAACCAGAGAAAAGGGCATTGTCTAATTGTGCATATGTTCTTTGAACTGTATGATCATACTCTAATTCTAAAGAGTTATAGTCCCAACTAGCGGTTTGTTCTGTTGAGTAAACAATAGTAGGGGATGGATAATCTATATTAAACTGCAACATATCAAGGTCATAAATTCTTTTTCCACTGGGGTCATCTACGTAGGAAGCAAAATATGACAAGGGGATGTAGTCTTCCCAATATCCTGCTGAAGAAATATCTAAATAGTAATTATTGTAATGAAGGAATCCTTGTAGAGTGTATGTGGCTGTGTGATTTAAAAAATCTTCTCCTAAATCAATATCGCATAACCCATTATTTAAAAAATGTTGATTAAC